TCAGATATTCCATTTGATGCTGATTTCGTGTTCTGACAACCTGATTTTGTCTATGAGAGCGTCAGCTACAATCATTTTATCTTCCAAGGTAAGCTCTGACCATTTGGAGATATAGTTGCTGATTTGAGCAACGTCGCATTTCTTTGTTGCTTGGGCAGATTGCAATTCATTTAGCTTAATTATGCATTGAGTGCGTTCGTCATCTAATGATGTTACTTTATCACTTAGGTACTTTATTAAAGCTCCGGATGCCTCCATTGCTTTTTGCGTTGCAATTTCAATATCCTGATCCAAGCGTGCAATACGTGTTTTTAGTTGTGTTATTTCTGGGTCTATGCTGATTTCTTGCGGGGCAGATAATGACGAAAATTCTTGCAATTTGATTTTCATTTGCTCGAATATCATTGCTTCCACAGCATCTGCTTTAAGACCATGAACACCGTCACATCTTTTTTCTGCCTGATTGGCCTCGGAACAGATCACATATCTAAATACGGCACCACTTGGTTTAACTGTCTTTTGAATGACTAAGGCATATCCGCATTTCGCACATTTTAGTTTTCCAGCTAACCACGTGTTTTTTATCTTATTCTGCCGTACTGTCTCACCGGAGTGTTTTTGCTTTTTCCGGCACCTTAACCATATGTCTGATGGGACGAATCCCAGGTGTGGAGCTAAAACAAGGTGGTGTCCTTCCAAGCGGTAATTTGGGTGTGTTTTTCCTTTTTCAGAATATAGATAACAGCCGTTAGTTCCGATAAAATCCTCAGGTGGATTGTGGATAATGACACCGTTTTCTTTAAAAAACTCGTAGACGGCGAGGTCTGCTTTTACATAAGCGGGATTATGTAGCATTCGTCCGATATGTGTTCGTGTCCATCGACCATCTTCCTTTTTGGGGTGTTTTATTCCAGCATCATTCAATGCCTTTACAACATCACCAAGGGATGCCATTGGATCCTGATAGACTGAGTACATAAATTGCAGAATACTTGCTTCGTCCTCTTTGATTGTATATCGAGCTGTTTTTTTTCCCTCTAAGTAGAATGGTTCTGTTTTAAATCCCATGGGTATTTTGCCACCCATAAAGAATCCTTTCTTATTTCTCGAATGATAAGCATCAAACACACGCTGTTGTATAGTTTCCCGTTCAAGCTGTGCGAAAACAATACATATATTTAACATTGCTCTGCCCATTGGGGAAGAAGTATCAAATTTTTCGGTGCAAGAAACAAACTCAACATCGTATTTTTGAAATTCTTCCATTAAGTTTGCAAAATCAAGAATCGATCTGCTACATCTATCAAGTTTATAACATATGACCCTTTTGATTTCACCGTTTCTGATTGCGGTTAACATTTGTTGGAACTCAGGCCGATCTGTATTTTTGCCGCTATAACCTTTGTCTTTATATACTCGGTATGGACCACCTCTCGTTTCATATTTACAGAATTCGATTTGACTTTCTATGGATATACTATCAGCTTTATCCACAGATTGTCTTGCGTAAATGGAATCTTCTTTAATCATGGTTTTTTCCTTTCATAAAGAAAGAACCGCCAGCATATAATATATATACGCAGGCGGCAATACATTTTTCAACAAAATTATTGATATTTCGAAAAAACACTGTAAAGTGCTTGAGATATTTCTTTTGCTTTCGTTTCCCTTGCTTCCTCTGTTGGGAATGAAGGGTTTATATGATGTATCTTTATCTCTTTCTCTGTAATAGTCCGAGGATTCTCTTGGAATTCGGGTTCTTTTACAGGAATTGAACTCAAATGGCATTCACCTCCTTGATATTTAGAATATGCACAAAGTACTTGACTCTATGCGAAAAGCCCTTATCATAAGGTCATTTCCTGCGCTGCTTTACACCGCGTATTCAGGTGCCGCTGTGCGAACATTCTAAAGAGGGCGTGCTCACAAAGTCACCGCACACTTTCCACTTTTCCTGTATAACTCCTTTGGATAAGGTATGCTGTTTTCAAGGTGCAGAAACATACGGCTCGTGCAAGGGGAAACCGATGTAATAAAGAAATAAAGAATTCATTTCTATTTTCTGCAACCCCGTAAAATTATTATGAGAAACTACATATTGTATAATTGCACTTGACTAAAACTATATATTGTGTTAGAATTACCGTGTAATTGATTTATGTGCGCCTTCCCGTTAGGGAAATACAGTATTAAAAGCTGTAGCGGATTCCGCATTGCACACGCTGTTAAGTTTGTACGTTGTTACCAGAGGAACCACTATGCCCATTGGCAGTGGATCTCTGGATTTTTTGTATTAATAAGGGGCTTATGCCCAGCGGGAATGACTTTGGTTCATAGGAACTCTATGGACGCCAGATTTATGGTTACGGTCATTCCCGCTTTTTTTATTTGCCCAAATGCCGTGAAAGGCTTTGAGGATATATCAAATATGAAAGGCAGGTCAAAGAATGAAAGTAACCGTCAATCGCAAAAAGAATGTGGGAACTTTGAAGCAGCCATCCTACAGTATCGTTGGGGTAAAGAAACCTCAGGTCTGTAATGGCAGACAGCAGACTTACCGCGCGGTCACAAGAACGCAAGTCATTCCCCGCAGAGCAAAAAGGGGGGCATAATGCATGCCCGCCGAAACCCAAGAGAGAGTCAGAGTGGAGCCACTGGTCCTGGTGGATACAACTGACTTACCAAGAGATGACTGGCTGAATTACCGGCGCCGAGGCATTGGCGGCAGTGATGTAGCGGCTATCCTTGGTGTATCCCCGTTCCGTACCGCAAGAGACATCTACTACGATAAGTTAGGTGTTGTGGCAGTGGAGCCGGACGAAAGTAACTGGGTACCCCTGGAGGTAGGCAATCTCCTGGAGGATCTGGTGGCAAGGATTTTCCAAAAGAAAACAGGATACCGTATTTTCAAGATCAAGAAGATGTTCTATCATCCAAAGCATCAATTCATGTTGGCCGATGTGGATTACTTTGTAGAACTCCCGGACGGTACGATTGCACTGCTGGAAATCAAGACAACCAATTACAACGCTAAGGATAATTGGTGGCTTGACGGCAGGGAGATTGTGCCAGTTTATTACGAGCTGCAAGGCAGACACTATATGGCTGTGATGGATTATGACCGTGTGTTCTTCTGCTGCCTTTACGGTAATACAGAGGACGAGGTTATCATCCGTGAGATCAAGCGTGATTTTGCTTATGAAGAGGAACTGATCTATCTTGAACAGGCTTTCTGGCAGGACAATGTTCTCGTAAAGAATCCGCCTCCCTATGTGGAAGACGGAGATCTTGTATTGGAAAGTGTTCGAATGTACAGTGAGCCGGCAGATCCGGATGCAGAAGCAGTTACACTGGACTTTACCCAAATGGCTATGCTTGCCCAGTATCTACAGATGCAACAGGAAAAATCCAGACTGGATGCGGATTCTAAAAAGCTGGAAACCGCTATGAAACGGCTCCGTGGCAGAATTGCATCGGAAATGGGGGCGTGCTGCAGGGCAGTTGGAAACTACAACGGTGTTGATTATACCGTCACCAACAACCCGGTACGAAAACCAATTCTAGCAAAGGACAATATGACGAGACTACAGTTGAACCACCCGGAGATCTACGACGAGTATGTAACGACTTGTGAGTACCGGAAGTTCAGTGTACGATCAAAAACATCGGAGGCAGCATAATACCGTCACCGAAAGGAAGTGTAAAAAGAATATGGACATAGTTAGTGTCTTCTATGGTGTTTGCTCCGAGGGGGTACACCAATGAAAATTGAATGTACCTTTGACACCAAAATCTTCCATAACCCTATGAATAAGTACTGCATTTTCCGTATGAAAACCGATGATCCTCTTATTCCAAAAGAGGCCCGTGGAGACCGGATTTACCCGGACCACTTGATTCGGTTTTCTGCTGTTGGATATGAGCTTCCAATGACAGATGTAGTTAAACTTGTCTTAGAGGGTGATTGGGAGAAAGGAAAGTACGGTCTGCAATTCGTGGTTGAGCAGTGGCATGAAATCGTCCCTGAAACGGAAAGCGGAGTGTACAACTATCTCAGCTCCGGACTGCTGAAAGGAATAGGCAGTAAAACTGCAGCGGAAATCGTTGCAAGGTTCGGCGTAAATTCCTTGAAAGTCATTGAGAACACACCGGAAAAGCTTCTTGAAATCCGGGGAATTACACCAGAACGGCTGGAAGAAATTAAGCTGTCTTATGCGGAAAGCCGGGCTCTGCGGGATATTATGACCCTCCTGGCACCCTTCAAGCTGACCCCAAAGGCTGCGCTGCGTATCTATCAGCATCTCGGTCCGGCAAGTTTGGAGATCCTTCAGAAAAGCCCGTACTCTTTGTGCCGCATACCTGGTTTTGGCTTTGCCCGTGTGGACGCTATCATGCAGAAAAATGATTGCGACCTTCACGACCCAATGCGAGTGCAGGGTGCTTTGTTCTGTGCGTTGGATAACGCCGGCAATGACGGTGGACATCTTTTTGTAGAGAAGACAAAGTTGGTAGATGGGGCAACAACGCTCCTAAACGGAAAAATTCCGGTGCCGGCGCTTCGTGTCAAAAAGGAAGAAATCGAGGAAGCGTTGAACAGTATGGTGTTGGAAGGAACTGTGGTTTGTGCGCGAGACAACATTTATCATCCACGGGTATTTGCCCAGGAGGATACAGTTGCACAGATTCTCTCTAAGCTGCTGATTGAAAGACCACCTTGCGAGTTTATTCAGCCAATCTTGGAAAAAGTCAAAGCGGATTTTCAAATCCGTTTGTCTGAGAAGCAGGAAGTGGCAGTCAACGAGGCGTTTCGCAATAATCTATCCATCATCACTGGTTCTCCCGGTACCGGTAAGACAACCGTATTAAAAACGATACTGGAGGTCTACCGCAGAATAAATCCCGAGGGCAAGATTCGACTTATGGCACCAACCGGACGAGCCAGCCGTAATATGGCAGAAAGTACCGGATTCAAAGATGCAAGAACGATGCACAATGCCCTTGGCCTTATCAGTGAGGAGGACGATGGAGATACAAAGAACGGTAATGGACCGATAGATGCGGATCTGATTATCGTGGACGAGTTCTCTATGGTGGATATGTGGTTGGCTTACAAATTCTTCTCCCGTATCCGAAAGGGAACGAAGCTGGTACTTGTTGGTGACCCGGATCAGCTCCCCAGTGTCAGACCCGGTAATGTCTTTAAGGAAATGATTGCTTGCAGGATCATACCTGTAACAGTTTTGGATCAGATCTTCCGGCAATCGAAAGATAGCTTTATTGCCCATAATGCAAAAATCATAAATAGGGGAGAAACAACACTCTACTATGGCGATGACTTCCAATTCATCAACGCAAAAACACAGGAAGAAACCGCGATGATTATTATGGAGCTATACTGTCAAGAAGTGTACGAGCACGGCATTGAGCATGTGCAGATCCTCTCTCCATTCCGTCATAAGGGCGATGCATCCTCAGACCAGATGAATGTAACGCTCAGGGAGATCATCAATCCTTATACTTCCGACGAGGATGAGGTTCGGGTTGGTGGTACAAGCTTCCGTGTTGGAGACCGGATCATGCAGAACAAGAATACAGCGCAGGTGTCCAATGGCGACCTTGGATTTATCCGTGGTGTGGACAACAGCACTGAAGTGGGTGTTGATGTAGACTTTGGTGAAGAACGGAAACTGAAATACAGGGCAGAAGATATGTCGAAGCTGGAGCTTGCCTATGCGACAACCATTCATAAGGCAATGGGCTCTGAGTACGATATCGTTCTGATGCCCCTTTTGAAGTCCCACAACATAATGCTGAGTAGGAACCTTCTCTATACAGGTATTACCCGTGCAAAAAAGCGTGTGATTCTTGTAGGACAAAAACCGGCGTTGTTTATGGCAATCCATCGTAATGACATTACCAAGCGAAATACCCTATTGGGTGAACGTATTTGCCTTTATTATAAGGCGATGGCTAAGAGCGCGGGGATCCCGTTGCCCGTAGTCTTGGAAGAAAAACTGAAAAAAGCAAGTTAAAGGGAGTGCAGTTGCAGAAAATCGCAATGCATTCCTTATTTATTTTGAAAGGAGCAAAATGTTATGAGTAAAAGCGATAGTGTCCCTATGATGTACGAGGTGTTTCCCGCAGTGGCAGCCTTAAACCAGGTGCAGGGTTTTAATCCCCTGAAAATGTTGCGCCGAATGGTATCGCCCAAAACGGGTGAAGAGGTTCTGCGACTGGATCTGCAGTACAAGAAGCTGTGGTTCCGGTTACGGCATCCTGAAGGTCGAATCCGTGTGAATCCTCTGCGTATCACGGAGCAGATTGCCATTTACGAGGCACAGGTCTATCTGCACAAGGAAGATCCTGCTCCCGTATGCAGTTTTACCTCCAGCATCAGCAAGGAAGAAGCCCCGGACGGAAAGTATATCCAGGCAGCACAGGAAGATGCCATTGACAATGCGCTCTCTGATGCAGGCTTTGGCATTCAGCTTTCCGATGTTTCCACGCCGGCAAGTATGCGTCATTATGGCAGTGAGATTCCCGTATCCCAGCTTAATGGAAATACCGCTGTACCGACAGGGCAGGTAAAGCCTACACAGCCTGTTAGTAAGCCTGTAGTTCAGGCGCCTTCGGCACCTGAACAGTCTGCGACTGCTATTCAGCAGTCGCCCGCACCCAAAGTTGCGGAGAGACCTGCACAGGTTACACAGAATGTAGCTCCTGTACAGCCCACTCCGGCACCGAAAGCGGTACAGGCTACTGCCCCTGTTCAGACAGCACCGGGAAAGAATGTAGTACAGCCTACTGCACCTGCACCTACGGAAAAAGCACCTGCTGTTCAACAGGCTCCCGCACAGACGGTTACACAGCAGGCTGTAAATACAGTACCGGTTACTCAGTCTAATGCTGTTGCACAGCCTAAGCCTGCTGCTCCTGTTCAGGAACAGCCTAAGCCTGCCCAGGAAGTACATACGGCGAACGCCGCATTGGAAATCCTGCGGGGCGGCAATCCTGCGCCGACGGCAGCGCCTGTGGCACAGCCTGCAGTTACTGCTGCTGTTGCGGCTGAAGCGGACGATAAGGACCTGCCTTTCACCTTTGGCCCTGCTTATAACAACACTATGACTCCGGAGGAGATTGCTGCTGTTATGACGCTGGATCAGGCAAAGGCTGTTGTAGTTGATACTGGTGTATGTAAGGGTATGACGATGGGTGAGGTTGCGGAAAAGCGCCCCCTCAGCCTGAAGTTCTATATCTTTGGCGGGTATCGGGGAGACAACAACATCCTCAAAGCCGCAGCGAAGGTAGTTTATGAGCAGTTGCAGAATGCGGCTTAATGAAGTAAGCAGCTCCATATCACATTAACAGGAAGGGGGACCGGCAGATGGCCTCATATTCGTATGATTTCCCGTTTGGGATCATGGATGTGGTGGAACTGCTGCATTTGAATGTACGGCGGAGACTGCCGGACAGTGTATATGTTGACTGTCCGTTTTGCGGAGATCGTCGTGGAAAAATGAATGTCAACAAGGTTAAGGATAATTGGCGCTGTAATTACTGCGGTGAGTACGGCGGTATGCTGAATCTGTATTGCAGGATATTCGGTGTATCCAGCTCGGATGCCTACCGTGAGATCTGTGATGCTCTTCACATTGACGGGTATGAATCCGGAAGCAGACCCAGCGACCGCGGCATTGCCGGGGGCTCCACATGGAGCCCTTCGGCAGCCAAGGAAAAGCATGAGGGTTTACCCCAGTCAGAACGGGCCAGCAGGCAGGAAATCCACCAGACATATTCTGTTTTGCTGGATATGCTGACGCTTCTGCCTCTACATAAGGCCCATTTACTTTCAGATAAACGGGGCCTTTCGGAGGAACAGATCGCAAAATACAGGTTCAAAAGCACACCACCGCCATTTCTCTGTAAGAGGATTACAGAAAGCTTGATTGCCAAGGGTTGTACCGTACAGGGTGTCCCGGGATTTTATCAGGAGAGTAGCGGCAGATGGAATGTGAACTTCACTAAACGTCTGTCCGGTATTCTGCTGCCCGTGGTAGGCTTTGATGGAATGATCCAGGGAATGCAGATTCTTTTGGATGTTCCGTTTAAAGATAAAAACGACCCACCTGAGAAACTGGGATCCAAATATCTTTGGTTTGCATCGACAACCAAGAATATGGGTGTAACCTCCGGAAGTCCAGTGTTGTTCGTTGGTAATCCTTGTGCCCGCACAGTCTATGTAACGGAAGGAATCTTAAAGGGATACATTGCCCATACGGTAATGAATCGAACCTTTGCTTCTACGGCCGGCGCCAATAACCTGAAGAATCTGGAGGAATTATTCAAATTCCTTGCCCAGAACGGCACTGAACAGATCATAGAGGCTCAAGATATGGACAAGTATTCCAATGCTATGACGGAGAAAGGAGCTTCTACAATCTACCTGATGGCTCGCAAGTATGGAATGGAGTGCAGGCGGCTAACTTGGAATCCCAATTATAAGGGAATCGATGATTGGCAGCTCGCCCTTCGCCGCCGTGACAGACAGCTTCGTGAGGAAAAGCAAATGACGTTTAAGGAAAAATATCTTCTCGGCTTATGCCACTTTGATAGACTCTACGATTGCATTGAGGATTGGCATAAGAAGAAAGAAGACGGTGTTGGGCTTGCCCGGTATCTGGGTCTGACAGACATTGAATATGGTACGCTCTGTTCCAAAAGTGAGGATGTGTTCAAGCAGCTTTTGGACGCGCAGCGCCGCAATCAGAGATTCCGGATCTACCAGCTGAATTTCAGTTCGGAACAGCGGACAATTCCTTTTGCCTTCCAAGGCTTTGATGGGCTTAAAAAGGCGGGGTTCGACCAGCCACCGGCCGCGTTCTATAAAATGATCTGGGATTATGAAATGACTTGCCCTACCTCCTGGCAGGAAGAAGAAATGCTCCGATACATTGGCAAGCACTATTCTGACCGTATGCCAGAGGATTATATGGGAAGACCGTTGGCCCCGTCTGATGTGGTGGAACTGTACGACAATGAGACTCGAAGGTACTACTATGTAGATACGCAAGGGTTTATATCTGTGCGGTTCTCGCCATTTTTGGTAAAGCAGACGGACACAAAACCAAATGAATAAGTGAGGTATTACTATGATACTTAGCAAACCCGGCGAAAGTATTCAATGGGGCAACATGACCTTTACTGTAGGCGAACAGGTTTACGCAACGAATACCAGTGAGTATCACGGCTTGATCGGCACTATTACCGAGATCCGGGACGGTGACGATAAGGATACGGAGAATTATCTTCCGGATATTTACTGCAGCTTTCAGGAACCTGTTTTAACCAGCGACAGAGAAGAACTGGAAAAGCGGTTTTCAACGCTGTACCGATGTCCGAAGAAGCTGGAGGATATTGCTCTTGATATGACGATTATGGGACCGGACATGCTTATTCCTATGAAGGTTCTGGATATCCAGCACAAAACAATCACCGTTTACCACATCTATGAGGATTGGTCAGCAAACGACGATTGCGGTTCATCGGTAATTCCTTCGTTAGATTATGACGATGCAAAACGCCGTCTGATCAAAATGCTCACAGAGGAAATGGAAAACGGATCGATTGCAGATCATCAGGACAAGACTGGCTTTGTGGTAGAGCAAAAGAAAGATTACTACTGCTGCTGGATGGATGGTGCGTATTTCGAGTTCCACTACAAGATCTTCATTAAGGAAGAACAGGCTGTCTTAACAGACCGAATCCTATCGCAGATCGGTAGAGAATACCGGGATGCGGTACTGCGTGACGAGTTTTCTCAACAGATCGCTGACTGGGAAGAAGTATCTGACTTTACCGATGAAGAATTGGATCAGCTTATTCAGCAGCCCGGGTTGCCTGATGCTTTGCGAGAAGCATTAGACAATCATTCCAGCTATTGGGAAACTTATTGGGATGCAATCAGCGGTAAGGCCTCTGCGCTGATTCGAGACTTTCGGAAAAAGATAGGGAAGGCCCAGGACATAATCTCTGACTCTAATAATGAGCAAGCTGCTGAATCAGACTTCAATGAGTGCCCGTTTATCATGCAGATCTGCAAAGAGGATTTTGATGCTATCAATACTGCAGCATACGAACACAGAGAACTGACTTTGAATGGAGATAAGTTCATTATCCGCCCCTTCAAGGACTGGTTCGATATACTGAAAGAGAGCAGGGAGCAAAAGCATGCTGTAGCAGCCTTTGCCAAGAACCGCTATGGTATTGGCTTGGACTATCTCTTTGCAATGAGAAAGGCTGAAGATCCCGAAACGCCGTACATTACGCTTGAGTTCCTCTGCGACGGCAGGTTATCACAGTGCCGTAAACAGCATTGTAAGCCGGTAACTGAAGCGGATGAACTTGCTTTTGTCGAAGAATTCCGGACAAAGATACTTCTGCCGTACATCAATTCCAAGGAGGAAACGGAGGGCTAAACTGTGAAGCTTAGCATTATGTACCCTGATAATCGAGTAGAGGAAATCTACGTTATGCGAGTATTTACTTTTAACGCTATCAATGTAGGACCTTGCCTCTATTATGAAACAAGCTCCGATCTGAGCGGAAAAGGTAAATCTGTTCGCCTATCGGAAATTAAGTGTTGGGAAGTAAACGCAGTCATTGTAGGCAGCCCTATGCCATTGTGAGGTGTACTTATGAAGGATTGTGATAAGGAAACTCAAATTACTGCACTGTATGACAAGTGCTGTGATCTTCCTGCAGAGGTACGGTACAAGCCGGAGAACCTGACGATTACGGTTATTGTACCGCCCCCTTGGGATGCGGTTGCTGAGCGTCAAGCTCTCAGCACACAAAAAACGATCAAGGAATGGTCAGAGCAGTACCCCAATGTGGTGTGCTACTGCTTTGACAGCTTCAGTACATTGCTGTATGTGCTGTAAGTCCACAGTAAACAAGGGTATGCGTTGAAATACACGCATACCCTATATTTTTTATAAAGGAGTAAATGATATGGATAGTTATTCTGACTTTAATGCCCAGCAAGATGTAGGATTTACCGAGATGCCTTTTGCGGAAGTACCTTTTGAAGATGTACCTTTTGATGAAACTGTACCCGCCGAAGCAATACCTGTTCCTGCAGATGTTTCTACTGTCATACAGACGGTTGCGCCTGTTGCTCCTGTTCAGGAGCCGCCTGCCAGTCAGCCTGTAGCCACAGTAGTACAAAACACGGCCAGTACAACTTCGTCTTCTGCTCAGCCTGATGCAAAAGATACAAGCGATGAAGACGAAGAAAAAAAGCGTGCGGAGCATGAAACTAAAGAAGCGGAACGAAAAGCCGCTTTCGAGGCTCGTCAGGCGGCCAAGAAAAAGGCTTATGACGAGCAGCTGGAAAAGGCAAACAATATGTCTGATGAAGAAGTCGTGGAGGCTGCGGTTGTACGTGCCGGTGAAGATACGGAGAAGATCACAAGAAAAAATATGAAGGACTGTGTTGCTGAGCATATCCAGACGCTCTGTTTATCCGATCCTTCATTTGCACGACTTACGATGCATCCCCGAAAGAAAATGGTGCATTGCTTCCAGTACATCACCCGTAAAGCCTGGGAGTACATTCAAGACGAATTAAAGGCAGATGGAATCCAGCCTGGGCAAGGCGCTGCCGGTTACGGTGCTGCTGTTCCGGAGGGACTTTGTTATCAATGGGCAGAGGATTACTTCCGGGATCCTACCGCAAAGGAGGACGAGGAGGAAGAGGAAACCTTTACTCCAAAGCCCTATCCTGGTAAGCCTGCTCCTAAGACGAAAGCGAAAAAGCCTGCAGAGAAGAAAAAGACCGAGAAAAAGCCTCCTGAAAAGAAAGCGGAGGAAAAGAAACCTGCCAATGATGATCAGCTCTCATTTGGCCAAATGGCATTGATGTAAAGAATTGAGGTGAATTTCGAATGTTTGCCTACAAAGGTTTTGAAAAAGGTCTTATCTGTCGTGGGTATCAATTCGTTATGGGGCTTAACTGTACGGAAAAAGCAAACTGCGCGCAGAATGGATTTCACTGTGCAGAAGATCCGCTGGATTGTCTAAGCTACTACTCCAATATGGATACTTCTGAGTATTACATTGTAAATGCCGGGGGAGACATCCACGAGGATGGCAGCGACACCAAGATTTCCTGTACGGAGCTTACGATTCTGAAGCAATTGACCCGTAAGGAATTCTTCCTGCACGCACTTGCATTTATGGCAGATCATCCTAAAAGGGAATGGAGCAGTCATGTCACAAAAGACAAAGGCACTGTACAGCGATATTGCAAGTATGTTGTTGTGCGTGGCATTGATCCTGTTGCCCGGGGTCCGATTGGAAGTATTCTCGCCTTTGCAAAAGAGGATGTTTCCGGCAACATTGTCCAGGTTGCCCTTGCAGAAGTGGACGGTGAAAAGGTAAAAGCCGATACCTGGTATAGTGTTGACCTTTTGGAACGGGAGGTCGATCTTCTGTGAAAAAAGCGCAATTGATAAAACTCCCTGTTCTAAAAGCAACCGCACATATGATGAAGCTGGCCGCAGAGGATGAACTGAAATACAGTAGGGTAAAGATTGGAAGCTACAATTCCAACGAAAAGGGATATAAATACGGCCTGTACCTGCGTAGCAAGGTGTTTGATAACATTCTGAAGGTTTCTATCTTCTATCCGGAGCATATGCGCTCCGGAGGAAGACTGCCGGTATTTGAGGTGTATATTGACAGACAGAACCACGATTTCATCACTTACAACCACCTAAAGAAAAAGTGGATGACCAGCAAGCTCAATATGATTGAATGGCCCAAATATGTGTTCTATTCCGAAGGAAAGTGGATCAGCCCCAGAGACGGAAAGTTGATTCAGTCGTACCTTGGTGTTGAGCACATTGGTTACAGGGGAGTTTTGGATTTTCAAATGCAGGTGCGTTTGGAAGAGCTAAAACGTCGTCATAAGAAAGAGACGGATCCCTGGGATCTGGCAATGGAGCAAACTCCGGATCTTCCGACAGACTGGGATAAATGGGTAAGCAAGGTTGGCATTCCGGAGAATTTTATTTTCTACAAGTATGTGAGAGGTGGAGCAACGACCGGATACTGTACTTACTGCGAAAAGGAAGTACCTATTCGCAACCCAAAGCATAATCAGCTAGGAACTTGTCCGGTCTGCCGGCACAAGATCCAGTATAAATCGGAGGGCAGAGCCGGTACGGTCATTACACCTACAGTGAACATTTACTTAATTCAACGGTGTGAAGATGGTTTTATGGTTCGTAATTTCCACGGTCACAAAAGATTTGAAAAGTATGGGTATCGAAGGCCTGAAGTGTCAAAATGGGAGATAAGGCGAGCTATCTGCAACAAAAATGCCATTCCGTTATCTGCCTACTACTGGGGCGACTATAAGCATTCGGAGATCCGTTGGATTGCTACCGGATTCTGCCACGCAAACTGGTGGGGAGGTACGGAAGGCAGAGTATATGGGAAGACCCTTCCAGACCTTGCAAAGCACGAATTAAAGAAAACCGGTCTGGTTGAATTCATAATGCAAAGAAAGGTCGTTGACCCCGAAAAGTATCTTGCTGTTCTACGCTATATCCCTCAGATGGAGCAGATTGTAAAGGCAGATTTTCCCCGTTTGGTTAGCGAATGCCTGAAGGACTATTATAATTTCGCAGAGGTGTTTAAGTCTAAGACCGCAGGCAGTCTCACGAAACTTTTGGGACTGGATAACCAGCAGTTAAAACGACTCAGAGCCAACAACGGCGGCAGAAGCTTCATTCGCTGGCTGCGGAATGAAAAGGTTATTGGAAAGGAAATACCGGATAACATCATTTCCTGGCTTTGTGAAAACAGTATCGTGATAGACGATATTCGATTCATTCTTGACCGTATGAGTGTTGTGCAGATATATAACTATGTCTGCAGGCAATCTGCGGAATTGAAGATGAAGCCCAAAGATGTGATTGGTACCTGGGCCGACTACTTATCAATGGCTGCGCGTCTGAAGATGGACACCAATGATGCCATTATCTACCGTGTGCGCCTGCTTAGAAAGCGTCACGATGAATTGGTAGAGCGTTGCAAATTGCAGGATCTTGAAATCCGTGCCGGCGAAGTGCTTCTCAAATATCCTCATATTGAGGATATTTACGACTCTATTCGGAATCTGTATGCCTATCAAGATGAAGAATACTCCGTTCTTATTCCTTCCAAGTTGGAAGATATCATCAAAGAGGGCGAACAACTTCATCACTGTGTCGGAAGCAGTGAACGGTATTGGGATCGAATTGAGCGTCGGGAAAGCTATGTTTTGTTTTTGCGCCATACATCCAATCCGGACAAGCCTTACTACACCCTCGAAGTTGAACCCGATGGTACAGTAAGACAGAAGCGGACAATGTATGATCGACAGGAAGCAGACATTGAACAAGCAAAGAGATTTCTTCGCCAGTGGCAGAAGATTGTTTCAACAAGGCTAACTGCCACAGAACATAAACTCGCAGTAGTCAGTAAAGAGCTGCGTAAGCAGGAGTTTGCTGAACTAAAGCGGGATAAGGTCATAATTCATACTGGTGATTTCTATGGCAGATCACTCTTGGATCTGCTGAAAGAAGACCTTATGGAAAACACGAATGTTGCTGCTGAGCCGGTATTGGCTGCTGCGGCGTAGGAAAAAGCAGGGTGTCCTTTCGGGCACCCTGCCAGTTTTATAGGAGGAATTTATGGTAAAGAATTTGAGCCAGTTAAAGCGCACCCTGCAGACCGGCGCCCAGTTCCGTGTGATTGATCATGGCCGGCCGGAATGTGTGGGTGAGGAAAGGGAAGTTACCTATGCCAATACCCAAGGCTTTTACAGCATCGTCCCCAACGATCCGAACTGCAGAACATCCCTCGCCAACAATGGACGGGGATCTCATATGTGGTGGAGCTCCGCCCCTTATTGGGAGTTTAAGGACGGCGTATGTACCCTGTATCTCAGCGATACGAAGCGAACAAAGGAACATATGGTAATGTCCCTGGAAGTTATCGAAAAGGAGGCTGCATAA